ATCGTGTGTCTCCGGTGGGTGGCGTGTCAGTTGCGCTCGTTATGGAGCGCCCGGCTGGTGGCGGCACGTTGGCGATCAACCTCGTCCAGCGCGGCGCTGTTGCGCGTGCCCGCCATGACCTGCATCATCGCGAGCGCGTCCGGAGCCGTGATCCGGATGGCGGTGCCTTTCGGGGTGGTCCAGTTGATGTCGATCATCTCTCATCTCCTTGTGTGATTGTTGTGCACCCATTTTATGGGAGGCGCAAGAGGTTTCTTGGGTGCGCGAAAAATTATTCGGGAGGCATCGGTGAAGGGCAGGCCGGCGGTGACGAGGGCGAGGGTGTTGCGGTATTGGCGGAAGCATGGGCCATGCTCGCTGGGGCAGGTCCAGCGGGCGTGTGGTCTGCATGATCGGGCGCATGCGCTGCGGATTCTCCGTGCGGCTGGCGTGTGGAAAGCGGCGACCTGAATTTTGACAACACGACAAGCGCTTAAAAGCGGCATAGATGGTTGGCCGCTATGGCGGATGCGGCACCCCGGAAAGTAGTAAAGAGTAGCAAACGCGGCTCCGCGCCCGGTGAGCGTCGTGGCGGACGACAGAAGGGCGTACCGAACAAAGCAACGCGGTCCCTGCGCGAAATTGCGCGCCAATATACCGACGAGGCTATCGATGCCTTGGTCAGGGTGATGCAGGACGATGGAGAACCGGCTGCGGCTCGTGTGTCGGCGGCGAATGCAATCCTTGATCGCGGGTACGGCAAGCCCAGCACCGTGATTGCCGGCGATGAGGATGGTGGGGCGATCCGAGCTGTTACGCGGATCGAGTTGGTCGGGGTGCTGCCGTCATGACGACCGCACAGGTCCGCATGCCGGCGAAATTGGTGCCGGTGTTTCAGGGCGAAGCTGATACGCGCGGGGCGTATGGCGGGCGCGGATCGGGCAAAACGCGGACGTTTGCCAAGATGACCGCCGTCAGAGCGCACATGTGGGCGCAATCTGGTGACGAGGGAATTATTCTCTGCGGCCGCCAGTTCATGAATTCTCTCGCCGACAGCTCGCTTGAGGAGATCAAGGCGGCGGTTCAGGAGGAGGAATGGCTTCGCCCGCATTTTGACATTGGCGAGAAATACATTCGCACTGCCGATCACCGAATCAGTTATGCATTCTCCGGTCTTGATCGAAACATTGACAGCATAAAATCCAAAGCGCGCATCAAGCTGGCGTGGGTCGATGAGGCGGAACCCGTCACCGAAGAGGCGTGGATCAAACTGATTCCAACCTTGCGCGAGGAAGATAGCGAGCTTTGGGTGACATGGAACCCGGAGCGAAAGAACAGCGCCACCAACAAGCGGTTCCGCAATTCGACCGACCCGCGCACGAAGATCGTCGAACTGAATTGGCGAGACAACCCGTGGTTTCCGCAAACGCTCGATCGCAAGCGGCTTAAGGATCAGGCCGAGCGTCCCGACAGCTATGACCATATCTGGGAGGGTGATTACATCACCGTCGTCGAGGGTGCCTATTACGCTGCTTCGCTCACGTCGGCTAAGGGGCAGGGCCGGATTGGACGGGTGGCGTTCGACCCCCTCATGACCGTGCGCTTGTTCGTCGATATCGGCGGCACCGGGGCCAAGGCCGACGCCTTCGCAATGTGGCCCGCGCAGTTTATCGGCCGCGAAATACGCATCCGCGATTATTACGAAGCGCAGGGCCAGCCGCTTGCCACGCATCTCAATTGGCTGCGGTCGAAAGGGTACACGCCGGATCGGGCGCAGATCGTGCTCCCGCATGACGGCGCGACGCACGATCGTGTGTTCGACGTGTCTTATGAGAGCGCGTTTCGAGACGCCGGTTATCACGTCACCGTCGTTCCAAACCAGGGCAAGGGCGCTGCCGCAGCGCGCATCGAAGCAGCGCGCCGGCTCTTCCCGCAAATGTGGTTCGATGAGGAGAGCACTGTCAACGGCCGCGACGCGCTCGGTTGGTATCATGAGAAGCGTGACGAAGAGCGCGGAATGGGCCTCGGGCCGGAGCATGATTGGGCCAGCCATGGCGCCGACGCGTTCGGGCTGATGGCCGTAGCCTACGAAGAGCCACGCGAGACCCGCAAGATCAACTATTCGAACCGGGGGATCGTGTGATGCCCCGTGCAGTCCCCCCGCCCACCGTAACGACAGCCGACCTCGCCGGCGGCTGCGAGGGCCATCCAGCGCGCGAGCGTCAACGAGGTGTGGGGTCGGGTGGTGTTCGCAGCGCCTCGATGGATGGCAACGGCGGATTTATCCGGAGCATTACATGACCAAGCGTGATCTAATGTCCGACGACGAGCTGGCCGCACTCCTCGCCGAGCAGGAGCGCGCCGCCAAATCGTTCCGCGATTCCACGCTGGCCGACGATCAGGCCAATGCGCTCGATTTCTACGAAGCGCGGCCATTCGGTGACGAGGAGGAGGGGCGTTCGCAAGTCGTCTCGCCCGATGTGGCCGAGGTCGTCGATTATATGCAGATCAGCGTGTTGCGCACGGTGATTTCGGGCGATCGCGTCGTGGAGTTCGAGCCGGGCGATACCGACCAGATACCCGACATACCGGAGCCGCCAGGGAGGCCAAAGGTCGCGCCCGGTTCGGAGCAAGACCCGCAGACGCAGGCGGCAATGGCGGAATACCAGCGCGCCCGCGCCACCTATGACCAGGCCCTGGCTCCATTGCGCGCATGGGAGAAGCGCCGGACGCAGGCGGCCGAGGACGCGACCGCTGCGGTCAACCATATCTTCCTGCGCCGTCAGAATGGTGAGCGCATCCTGCTCGATTGGTTGCAAAGCGGGCTGATCGAGAAGATCGGCGTCATCAAGACCGCGGCGGTGGTCGAGCGGCGTAAGATCAAAAACGCGCTCTCGGTCGATGCGATCGGTCTCGCTATGCTGACGGAACAGGGCGAGACGATTTCGGCCGCCTCCGAACAGGATGACGGCACCTGGCTGGTCACGGTCGAGCGCGAGGAGGAGGTCAAGCGTTACCTCGATTATCCGATACCGTCCGAAGAATATCTATTCTCCGCGCGCACCCGCGATGAGGACACCGCCGATTATCAGGCGCATCGGTGCCGCAAGACGCTCTCCGATCTTATCGAAATGGGTTTCGACCGGGAATTGGTCGAACGTCTTCCGATTGAGGAGGGATGGGGCTTCGACGATCCGCGTGAGCAGGCGCGGTGGCATGACGAGGAGGAGCATAGCTACGGGCGCACGGGAGCCATGCGCGAGGTCATGCTGCTCGAGGAATATGCCCGCGTTGACATCGACGGCGACGGCATAGCCGAACTGATCAAGGCCTTCCGCGTTGGTGACGTGATCCTCGAAGTGACCGAGGTCGAGGAAGCGCCGTTCGTCGTCTGGACGCCGTTCCCGCGCGCACATCGGTTAGTGGGTGATAGCCTCGCTGAAAAAACGATGGATATTCAGCGCATCAATTCGGTGCTGATGCGCCAGGCGCTCGATGGGGTCTATCAGACCAATTCGCCGCGCATGAGTCTGCACATGGACAGCGAGACGCCGAACACGATCGACGACCTGCTCTCGGTTCGTGCCGGAGGAATCGTGCGCTGGAAGGGCGTGAACAAGCCCGAACCACTCTATGAGCCGTTCGACATCCAGAAGTCGCTCGGGATGCTCGAATATATGACCGGTCTGCGCGAGACGCGCACGGGCATCACGCGGCTCAATCAGGGACTCGACGAAGACACGATCAACAAAACCGCGTCGGGGCAGGCTGCTTTGCAGGCTACCGGCCAGCAGATCGAAGAATTCGTTGCTCGCAATTTCGCCAATGCCATGGCGCGGCTTTTCGCAAAGAAGTTGCGGCTGATGGCGGACAATGGCGATCCGATCGCAATAAAGATCGACGGTCAGTATCGCCGTATCGATCCCACGACGTGGGATCGGGACATGAACGTAGCGGTGCGCGTCGGGCTCGGCTCGGGCCGCAAGGAGCAGCGCCTCGTCTATCGTCAATCGCTGCTTGAGATTCAGGAACGTGGTTTTCAGGTGGGTTTGGTCGATGCCAAGCGGCTTTACAACAACGTTTCTGCAATGATCCGCGATAGTGGCCTGGGGAATCCGGACGATTACATCATCGATCCCGATTCGGATGAGTATCAGGATAATGGGGCGGGCCAGCCGCAGGCCGATCCGGAGGCCATCAAGGCGCAGGGTGAGGCGCAGGCGAAGACGCTGAAAGCGCAGTCGGACGCGCAGACGGCAGCCGCGAAGATGGACACAGCGCGCGAGGAATCGACCGCGCGCCTGCAACTCGCCAGCGAGGAGAGCCAGGCCATGATCGCCCTCAAGCGGGCCGAAGCCGAGGAAGAGGCGCGCCTGGCGAGGGAAAAGGCGGCCTTCGAAGCCGAGATGGCGCAAAAGCAGGCCGATCGCGAGTGGGAACTCGCCCAGCAGCGCGCCAGCCGGGAGGCTGAACTGTCGCGGATGAAGGCGGAAGCGCTGCCCAAGAACCGGGCGGGCGGGGATTTGTCGAAATGAGCGCTCTACGCGAGGCCCTGATCACCGCGATGGAGCGCGCGCGCGACGAGAAGGTTCCGCGAGATCGCTATTCCCTGATCCCCGACTTTGCGGACGCCTGCATCGACGTGATCGGCCAATGGACAGCGGAGGAGCCAGAATGACAGTCGATCCGGTTGTGCGCGCACAGCGGTGGCGCGAGTTTTATGAGGAAGAGGGCGGCCTGCGCGACATGCTGGCGGAAATCCGCAACGCCTATCTTCTGCGGATGGCGGATGTTGAGCCATGGGAGACGGGCAAGCTTGCGAAGCTCGCGATTGCGCACAAGGTGTCCGAGCAAGTCGATGGCTTTGTCGCGTCGATTTTCGCCGATGGTGCCGTCGAACTGAATGCGCGTCACCACGCAAACCGCATCGCCGACCTGCCGGAGCGCAAGCGGCGCTGGCTTGAACGATTCTCAGGGAGCTGATGATGGAAGACCTCGATAACGACGATACCCTGAACGGCGCGGCTGAAGCGTTCGGCAAACTGGAACCGATGGGCGAAGGCGATGAGCCGGAGGGCGACGAAGGCGCCCTTGACACGGACGACGAAGGGTATGATGATACCTCCACCGAAGGCGATGAGCCGGAGGGCGACGAGCAGGACGACGAACCGGGCGAACCGGCCATCGAACCACCTGCGAGTTGGGACGCCGAGGCGCGAGAGCGGTTCGCGAAGCTCCCACCCGAGGACCAGCGTTATATCGCTGACCGGGAGAGCCAGCGCGATCGCTTCGTGCAGGCGAAGGCGGCCGAGGCCCAGCAGCACCGCGACGCGGCACGCGCAGCCTTGGATGAACATATCCAGTTGCGCCAGCAATATGCTGAACAATTGGACACGTATGCGAAGCTGTTTGAGCCCCAGCGGCCGGATTACAGTCTTCTGGCATCCGATCCGCAGGCCTACGCGTACCAGCAGGCGGTTTACGACCGAGCCATAGCCCAGCGCGGCGAGATCGCGCAGCAGGCCGAGCGAGCCCGCCAGGAAGCCCAGGCAATCCAGAACCATCAGGCGCGCGCCGAGGCGCAGGCCGAGTTGCAGCGGTTGGTCGAAGCGATTCCGGAATGGAATGATGGCCAGAAGCGCGGCGAGATGGTTCAGGCGCTGGAAAGCGTGGGGCGCGAACTGGGTTATTCCGACGACCTTCTGGCCCAAGCACGGGCGAGCGATGTGATCGCGCTCAAGAAGGCGGCGGAGTGGCGCGAAGGGTATCTCAAATACAAGGCTTTGCAGGGCAAGCGGATGGAGGCCGTAAGGGCCGCCAAAGGCAAGCCGAAAGTGTCCATTCCCGGCACCGCCCAGCCGAGAGGCAGCGGCCGAAAGCAGGCATTGCAGGACTCGATGCAGACGTTGCGGAAATCCGGCTCGCTCGATGCGGCCGCCGCAGCCTTTCGAAATCTCGGGTGATCGACGCTGACGCGCGGCACCCACGCAAAGGACATTAACAATGGCTGTTCCCGCCAATACGATCCAGACCATGACCCGCGTGGGCAACCGCGAGGATCTGTCGGATATCATCTATAATATCTCGCCGACCGAGACGCCGTTCGTCTCTTCGATCCAGCGCGGCAAAGCCAATGCGGTCTATCACGAATGGCAGACCGACACACTTGCCGACGCCGACGACGATAATAAGGCGATCCAGGGTCAGGATTTGGACAATCAGTCCGCTCCGCCGACCAGCCGCGTGGGCAACTATTCGCAGATCATGTACAAGGTCGTCGGCACGTCGAGCACGCAGCGCGCTGTTCGATCGGCCGGGCGCTCCGATGAGCACGCCTACCAGATGGCGAAAAAGGGCAAGGAGCTGAAGCGCGACATCGAGAAGCGCTTCCTCAGCAACAAGCCTGCTGTTCCACCGACCAGTTCGGTCGCGGGCGAGGCGGCCGGCGCGCTGGCGTGGCTCCGCACCAACACGTCGCGCGGCAGCGGCGCGGGCGCTGATCCGACGCTTTCCGGCTCGACGCAGGGCTACCCGAATGCGGGCGCCACCAACGGCACCCAGCGCGCGTTCACCGAGACGCTGTTCAAAGGCGTTCTCCAGGACGTTTGGACTGCCGGTGGCGATCCGTCGATCTGCCTGCTCAGCGCCAAGCAGAAGGTGGTTGCGTCCACTTTTTCCGGTATCGCGCAGCAGCGCCGCGAAACGGGCAATCGTCGTGCCACCATCGTGGGGGCGGCCGACATCTACGTATCGGACTTCGGCGAGGTGCGTTTTGTGGCCGACCGCTTCTTCTCGGATCGCGACGCTTTTATCTACGATCCGGAATATTGGTCGATCGCGACCCTCGATCCGATGCAGCGCGTTCGACTGGCGAAGACCGGCCTCGCGGATCGTGATGCGATCTGGGTTGAGCATACGCTTCGTTGCAACAACGAGGCGGCGTCCGGCGTCGTTGCCGATCTGAGTTAAGTGGAGGAGGGGCGGGCTTTTGGCTCGCCCCGATTTTCTTATGGCCGAACGCTTGCTTGACCATGATCCACTGACCGGGATGAAAACATGGTTCTCGTCCGATGATGAGAACGGTGGGACATGGCGCATCCGCTACGAACAGGATTGCACCGATCTGCTCGATGCCAACAAGGCCGCGCAGGCCGAATCCATGGATCGCCGTTCCGAGTTCTGGCACGCGGCGCGCGTCCCCGCCGTGGTGCAGATGGAATGGCTGGTCAAGCACGGCGTTCGTGCGTGGGACAAGGATCATGCCGAGGGCGTCAAGCGCCTGCTGAACGATCCTGAATACCGATATCTGCGCGTCAATCACTTCATCATGTGAGGCCATTATGACGACCGACGTTTCCGAGATCATGTCTTCCTATGGCGGCCGCCGCCCCGACGAGTCGAACGAGGATATCGTTGCCACGATGGGCGGTCGCAAACGGCGCTTGGGTGACGTTTCGCCTGTTGAGATGACGGGCGAGGCCGATGCCGCTTTCTCCGAGGCACTATCCGGCTTCCTGCCGGACTCCACGCTGACGGCCGACGATCCCGATGAGGTGTTCACCCTCGACGGAAGCAACAACATCGTCGCTACCGCGCCAGAGTCGGGGACATATAGCGTGACCGTGACCGAAACGAACCCGAACGCGGCCAATTCGCCGCACAATACGGTCGTCGCGATCACGATCAGCTAAGGAGGCGGCGATGGCGCTGGAAATCAGCTACTGGTCGGGGATCGATCCGATCACGCGACAGGTCTATGGTACGTTCATCGCGGCGGAATCGCGCTCACTGTCCGGCACCTCGGCGCAGTCGGGCACGACTCCGGACAATGCGGGCATCGTTCGCGTCCACGCCACAGAGGCGGCGCGCATGGCCTACAGCGCTGATCCGACCGCCGCAGCGGGGAGTCTGTACCTCGGCGAAGGCGGCGTAATTGAGTTCGCTGCGGTTCCGGGTCACAAGATCGCGGGAATCACCGCCTGATGGCGCTCGTCCTCGACATACCGCCATCGACCAATCTCGGCAGTTGGAGCGGGCTGCGCGAGGCCGTCGCCGCGTGGCTTGATCGCGACGACCTCAACGATCGCATCCCGGATTTCATACGGCTGGCAGAGGCACGGTTCCGGCGGGAAATCGTGCGCACCGAGCAGGAGACGATCGTGTCGCTGCCTGGGACATTGCCAAGCGATTTCGACAGCGCGCGCGCCGTATATCTGACCGACGCCCCGACCATCGCGTTAACGCAGATTTCGCCGGCGGAACTGCGCGGACGTTACAGCGGCCCCGGCACTGGTCCCCCTCAGGTTTACGCGATATCCGCTGGCCAGATCATTGTTGGTCCGCCGCCGAACGCCGCCTACGCGGCGACGCTGCTGTACAATCGCAAGATTCCGGCGCTCGGGAGTTCGGTTCAGACGAATTGGCTCCTCGACGACCATCCCGATCTGTATCTGTTCGGAACGCTGCTTCATGCCGAGTTCTTTGGCTGGAACGACGATCGTCTGCCGCTCATCAAGTCCGCTGTCGACGAGGCTATTATCGAGATCAACGATGCGGGCAATCGCAGGCGCTATGGCGGCGGCCCGATCGCGGCCCGTTCGCCTGTCTGCGAGGCGGTGCGCGGCGCATATCGGCGATGAACCCCAAGGCCCTCTTCGGCGCTTACGAACCCGATAAGCCGC